CTAAAGCAACTGCTGACATTGCAGTTATCGCAATCATACACAAAGCAAGGATAACTAAATTAGTTTTTTTATTCATTTTCATTTACCTCTAACTCAATGCATCCCAATCAAGAGATTGATTATATGCACCTGTATAATACATCCATACACACTCACCATAAACTACTGAAGTATCATTATTAATACTCCAATTTGCCTTAAAAGGTACATTTACTGGTGTTGTCCAATCAATATAACTCATAGAAGTTACATTCTTTAATGTATTATTCTGTGGTATATCATTTCCTGCTGTGTTCAGATCATTATCGAGTTTCTGCAAAGTTATTGCTGACTGAGAACCATTCCTGTTACACATAACATTCCAATCACTATTAGATTGGTTTGATAAATCCATTGAGGAAGTGATTGCTGAAGTATTCCATACACTATCTGAAAATGTTGTTGCTGAACCCATGTATAAGAATATTGATTCTCCTGATGGAACTGAAATAGATCCAGAACTTCCACCACTAACATGACTTGTGAACTCGTGTGTATCATTGAAATAACTTACAGTTGTTGCACTACTATCATTCAGATAATCACTTAAACTCCTATCATTACCACTGTTCATTATAGTTACCCATCCACTAGGAAGGCTATGCCCTGTGCTAGTTGTTGAGTATTTATAATTCACTTTGGTCATATCTACATCATTACCTGCTAAATCATAAGCAGTAACTAAGATAAAATATGCTGTGTCAGAAATCAAAGTACTTATTGCTGAAGACAATGTTGTTCTAGTTGTAATGTTCTTTTCAACAAATGTTGCATTAGTAGGTGTATCTTTATAAAATCTAAGCCTGTACCTATTAAAGTTTGTTTCAGTTGTTGCTTTCCATCCGATAGTTGGCGTGTAATCAGTTGCAGTTGTATCATTCCATAATACTACATTATCTGTTTGCCATAAGCTTGTATTAAAAACAAAAGCTGTTGGATCAGTTATATCAACTTTAAAAGTTCCTGAAGTTGTAGCTGTGTTAGCTGCACTATCATTACATACTATAGACCAACCATATCCTGTGTTGTTATCAACAAAACCGATAGAAGCATCAACTTGTGAGAAATTAAATGCTGTAGCGTTTGTATAACTTACAGAATATTCACTATAATCATAACTTGAAGATGCAGATGTATTAGCAGTTAAATTATAGTTTAGTGTAAAGTAACAATAACCTGGGTTATTATCTTTTACTGTTGATCCAATTCTTACAGAATTATTGCCTAAATCTTTATCAATCCATTCAGAAGTTACTACTCCTGTAAGGATAGTTGTTGGATAAATTGTTGCAAATGTTGGAGATGTTACATCCACAGAATAATTCATTCCATGACCAGTAACCATTGGTTGAGAAGTGTTTGCATCTGCACCCCATCCACCTTCAGGATAATTAAATGAATTACAAAATACATCCCATGAATACTTAGTTCCTGTAATCTCTGCAACATTATATCTTAAACTAAAACTTGTACTTGTAGCATTGATTACACCACTATCTGTTTCTATAGCTCTCCATGTGCCTCTACCATTACTTCCATTCTCATTATTATATAAAATACATTTCCATGTTGAACTGTTCCCAGTAACATTTACATTATATGATATTGTTTGACTTGATTGATAACTATTATTAGCTAATACACCTGTTGGATCTAATGTTACAGTTACTCCTCCGTAAGCAATTCCCATAGCTAAACAAATCATCAATACAATCATTATATATGATTTTTTGAACATTTTACTTTTTCACCTCAAAAGTTTATCGCAGGAGCATTTGTTGTTGTTGTTTCCACCATTGTAATACTAATAGACTGTGGAGCTGATTTTGCAGCAGTTAAAGTTAAACTTCCACCACCAAAATATGCACCACTAATCCTAAAATCTACAATATCACCTGCTGTAACTCCAGTTAATTCTATCATTGCTTTATTACTTTTTACAGTAGCAGTATTAGTTTCCCCTGTTGTTTGATTAGTTGCACGTACTGTTGCTCCTGTATTAGCATTAGTACACGTAACAGCTACAGGTTTTGGAAAACTTGCTGTTGGACTCATTTTATCCACCTCTTGCAAATACTTTAATCACAGTATTTGCTGCTGTAGTTTGAATTTCACAATTTCTTAACTGGATATACTTATCTGAATACCCTGCTGTTGAAACTGTAATAGGATCTGTCAAAGTTATTCCATTCATTTTAGTTATCAGCACTATTGCTGAAGGTCTAATGCTTAACGAGTAAGCTCCTTGACTACCTAGATTATAATAAAAAGTAGTCGCAGTGTTTGTTCCATTATCACTAAAATTAAAGGTAACATCAGTCCCAACAGTTACTATTTTGGGTTCTGTGTTATTAAATTTAGATTGGAACAATCTTGAGTGTTCTTTTGCACTTCCCATATTGTTTCACCTATTTCTTTTGAACTTCTTCCTTTTTAGGAAGCTTTCTTCCCCTCTTATCAAGAGGTTTCTTTGCTGCTGCTGGAGTTGATTCAACCCATTTAATAGAATCTCTAGTATTCTGTTCAGAAGCTAATATAGTTTTTTTCTTGTCATCTTCTGATAGATCAATCTCTGTCCCATCTATATAATGAGAGAATACTTTAAATCCTGTCTTTGGATTAAAATAACACCTGTCCATATCAATTTCTTTCTTTGCCATTCTCATTCACCTTATTTATATATAACAAACATATTTCCATCATCATTAGCTGTTCCAGCTATCAAAGTAATTACATTACCTGTCCAACTACAATAGATAACTTCATCTGTATCTGTTTGATTATTTGCTGATGCATAGATTATTCTCTTTGTACCAGATATTGTAAGAGTAGTACCTGAAGTTTGAACATCTGTAAGAGAATATACTCTTGTATTACAATTACCTAATGTTCCTTTTGAATCATCTACTACTGTTGCACTAAAAGCCATATTTCATCACCTACCTATTAAAAAAGCATATCCATCATCATCATTAGTTGCTGTATCAAAGGTAACTATGTTATCATAACTATTACCAGCTGTACTTACACCTCTTGATGCGAATATTCTTTCGTCTGTATCTGTTTGGTTATTAGCCTCTGCATGTATTACTGTTCTCCATCCATTAACTGTCAATTTACTAGTACTATCATCTTGCACATCAGTTAATTGATAAACTCTGAACTTATAATTACCTGCCATAGGACCTTCTTCTATTAATTTTGTTGTAAAAGCCATTATATTTTCACCTCATTATAGAATAAAAAAAATAAAAAATATTCTATGTTTATGGAGCTGTTATGTTCCACAATAGTACTTGTGAATCAAACCTAGTCATACCAAATACTCCATAGGTCTTATAGTATCCACCTACTGCATCTGCTCTACTATATCCTGTAGCAGCTGCACCAGCAGTTGTATCTCCAATTCCACCAATAGGAACGTGAGTTTGATCTACACCATTAACAACTTTGAAAGCAATTTCTTTCATGTCCAATAGGTACATTGCATTGTCTAAATCAGTGCTTGTATCGTATCCAGAACCTGCATTGATTACTCCATTAAAAGCCATTCTTTTACTTCTTACTATTGGAATATTTCTATAAGTTCTTACTCTAAATCCTGCTGCAATCTCAATGCTTCCCATAAATCTCTGTTGAGGTTGTAGTAAAGCATCTATTTCATCTGCTCTTTCAAAAGAACATAAGAATAGAGGTTGTGCATCAAGTCTAGCTTTTTCCTGAGTAGTTATAGCACTATTCAAGTCTGATAGATCAAGAACACCTGTTGCAGTTCCTGAAGTTCCACAATCTACACTTTTAACGTCTAACCAAGTATAAGTTGATTGTCTTGCAATTCCACCTATAGAAGTACTGTCTCCACTAAGAGCAAAAGAATCCATATATTGCAATAATCCAAGATAAGAACCGCTTACACCTGAAGTACTATCATCACCATTGACAAAAGCTTGTTCTTCAACTAAGTTCATCTTACTGATTGTATTAGCTGCTTCTTTTCCTAGTACATCAAAGAATCCACCTGCAATCAATAATCCTGATACTTCATAATCTCCTCTAAGAGATTTATAAGCTACTGTTAATTGACTTCTTGCAGTTCCACTTGGAGCTGCTGCATCCCCTTCATCGTAAAACGCAACATTACTTGCTAATGCTGTCTCAAGAATCCATGAATATACTATACTTCCAGGATTCATATTTTCCCTTCTTACTAACTGTCTAAATTCTGTATCTCTTGAAAAAGCATCTTTAATCATAGAGTCTGCTATTTTTTGAGTTTCTACTGTACCAGCATCTCCTGCTGTTGTTGTATTAAAAGAACCTTCTGTATTTCTTGTAATGACGTTTGAATTAGCTGCTGTGCCACCACCTAACATTGTTCTTACTTTCATAAATGAGTTCATTCATATCACCTAAAACTTTTTTATATGTTTAACAGACATATCTGCACTTTTATCATTCAATATTGCTTGTCTTCTAACGTAATCTCCACGTTCTTCATTAGGTAAAGGTTGTTTATGAAGCTGGAAATCTCTTTGAAGTTCAAGAATCTTACCATAAGTATTGTATGGACTGTTATTAGATGTAGGATATACTTTCCTAATACCAATTTCATTTTCAGATGTAGATTTGTTAATCTGTTCCATATACTTCTCATAAGGTTCTTTAATTTCTTTTAAAGCTTCCATTCCTTCTTTGTTCAAATCTTCACCTTCAGGAGTTACTGGTTCATTAAACTTATCTTCTTGAGGTACAACACTTTGAGGTTGAGTTCCTTCAGGTTTATCTCCTTCAGGAGCTTTCCTTTTTTCTTGTATCTCTTCAAGTTGCTTTTTATAGTCATCTCTTTCTTGTGCGATAGTTTTCTGTTCAGCATCTTGATCTCTTTTTTCAAGAGCTTCTTGAACCTTTTTCTCTACTTCTTGAGCAATATCTACATTAGTAGATTGTGTCTGTTTTATTTCCTCTTTGGGTTTTGTAACCTGTTGAGGTTCAGGTTTCTTTTCATTCTTTTCATCCGTTTCAGTCATGTTTCTCACCTTAATAAAATTTCCAAGACTCCTCATACAAACTTCTGTAAATTCGTTTTCTGGAAGTGCTTGACTATCAGTGTAACTTACACCATAAACATCAATTTTGTTAATAAAATCCAGTTGGTTTCCTTCTTTATCTTGTTCAGAAATAACTCCACCTTTAGGAATATCAAAATTCCAACTGTAACCTTTCAAGTAACCATCCATTAGGCTACCAGTAACAGCTTCATAATAACTCTTATGTTCATTATCTATCTTTGCAAAATTAGGATTAGTCTCTGTTCCAAGTAATAATCCATTTTCGTCTATATCAAAATCAACAAGTTTTGCTAATGGAAATCTCTTCATTTTCAATGCTGATTCCATGTCATGAAAATCATCTTCTTTGAAATTATACTTCTTAGCTAATCCCATTATACCCATATTAGTTGCTGTTTCATGCATACCATCAACAAAGATAGCTTTATTTTCTAATTGTTTTTTAACGTCATTAATACAGTCAGTTGTAAAAAGACTTTTGAATGTTCTAAATTTACCATTAGGTAATTTAAGATAATTATAAATATCAGGTTTGTTCTTCATAGAAGCATAGCCTCTAACATATACTTTATCTTTACTATCTCCTTTTCCAGCTCTAACTTGAACAAAATCTGAATATCCTTTTATCATTTTCTACCTCTACCCAATCTTAATCCTCCTCTACCCAATCTTAATCCTCCTCTACCAAAACCTGTTCTTTGTAATGGAGTATTTACTGTGCAATCTCCTATTCCCCTTCCTGTTCTTGGTCCTGCACCTGCTGGTCCTGTTCTATCTCCTTGTGGCATTATTTATCACCTGGTTTATATGCGTAAGGGTATTGACTAAAATTAGTTAGACTTCTTGTATCCATTCCTTGAACTTCTAGCTTCTTACTACCCTCTTTACTACTTCCTGTTTGATCTAAATTGTTAGTAACCTTGAGCTTATCTGAAGCCTGTCTTGAAGGACTAACCTTGTTTCGAGCTGTTTGATTACCATCTCCACCCATAGGTTGAGGCTGACCAGCCATCATTTCTTCTGGTGTCTTAAAATCTTCTTCTTTAACACTTGTTACACCATACGTTTTTAAATAGTTAATAATGCCTTTTGGTTTGACATTAATAGAACTAAAGATTGCTGCATTCTCAACAGCATCTTTTTCTGATTTGAATGAGATAGGGTTAAAATTAAATTCTATGTGACTATATCCTAAAGCAGGGAGTAAATCTTTGGTTATTACATTCTCTACTTTCTGTTGTATTTTTTTAACCCTAGTCTCAAAGGAGAAAATCTGTGCTTCACTATTTCCTTTGTTAGCTCCAGATTTATTGACAAGTCCCACCCACACAGGAGGAACTCTTGTAATCATTAAAACTGATTCTCTAAGATATTCCAATACTGGAAATAATCCTTGAGCATTACCAAAATTAGCTGCTACTTCTTTAACTTCTGTTGCTGAATCAGTTGCTCCATAAGTAAGAATTGGTTGAGCAGGTTGTGTCTTTGCTCTCCACAATGATTCTCTTGTTTCTTCAAACTGGTCTTTGTTTGCACCCTTTAAATGTATAAACAATTCAGGATGTAAATTCATAAACATCTGATCTAAATAATTAAAAGCATTTTGTTTTGCAGCCCATATTCTTGCTATAGGTTCAAGAGGAGTTTCAGAATATATTTTAGATCCCATCCATTTCATTCTTAAATGAATAACATCATCTGATTTAAAATCAACTTGTCCTGGAACTTTCATACCTTGTTTAGAATAACTATTAGAAGTGTAATTAGAAGGTATTTGAGCATATCCTAGTACCTTACCATTAGAGTTATATTTGATTCGCATTTCAGTAGTTTCTAAAGGATGAATCTCTGTTATAGTAGTTCCTGTTTCCCTTCTTAATTCAAGGAAAGCATCACCATAACAAAGCATTTGATATATTACATTATCTAAAACTTCTGAGAAATTAAGTTCCTCAAATTGTTTCATAGCTTTTATTCTTTGATTTTTAAATAAAGCTTTATCTTCAGAATTATTGATGAAATCCCAACCATTCCGAGTTACCATATCAACTGTGGTATCAAAAGCTGTTGCTATTACTTCATCTCTTTTCCACATCCTTTCCATAGCCTTATAGCTATTAGGGGGTTGTATTCCTGACTTAGGATGTGATTGATTAAAGTCCTTTACTATGCCACGAGAAGCTCTCATGTCCATACAAGGTCTTAAATAAGTTACTTGCATTAATATGATTCGCCTTCATCAATCTCAATATTTAGTTGAAATCTCAGGCTACGTAACAATAAGAGTCCCCATAGAGGATTATCTTATTGGAGGTCATTAAGTGATATATAGCCAAACTAGTATATAAAGGTATTCATTATGCCTATTATAACATATAGTTTATACTACACACCTTATCGTGCATAAGATATACGGATTTTATCCGAACATATTACTCTTATCTTTTATTGCTTCTTTCTGCTTTTCTTTAGCTTCTTTAATATTTCTCTTATGTTCTACAATAATTCTTTCAGATTCACTAGTACTACTTGCAGCAGCTTTTACTTGATAAGAATACTGTTCTCTTGCTGCTTTCCCTTTGTTCTTAATGTTATCTAATATGAATGATAATTTCTTATTAAAGAATTTCTTAAACTCTGCTGTATCTTCATATTCCTTACCATGTTCAGGGTATAGTTTCTTTATCAATTCTGTTTCTTCTAGGTCCAATGATAATCCTTTCTCTGTTTCTTTAATCTGTTTATCTAATATTTCTCTTCCTTTGATGTATTTTTCTATATTAGCTTCTTCTCCTTTAACATTAAACTTATTTGTTTTAATAACTTCTTCCCAATATTTTTCAGGGTTTGAATCTGTTGGTTCACTCATTTCTTCTTCTGTCATTTTATTTTCACCTTTTTATAAGTGACTTATAATAAATCCACTTTTATCCATATTCATTGCTCTTGCTCCTTTATCTATCCTCTGATTTGCTGTGGTAATATCAAAGGGTTTAGGTTTCTTAGATTCATCTACAAGGTTAGTAACTCCACCTGAACTCATGCCATACCAACCACTTCCCTCATCCATGAAGAAGGGGGTAGTAGCATAAACATCTGAATCTATGCAGTCATCACTACCCCCACTAGGCTTGGATATTATCCAATTAACCTTTTCCTGTACCTCTTGTAATCCCATCATCTCTTCTTTCAATAGTGGTATTGGATAAGATCTCATTACATCTTGTTTAAGCATGGTCCTGTAAGTATGATAACCTGTGTTCTTACCACCTAAGTTACCACCACTAAATCTATAAGCGTAAGTAGGATAACCTTCTCTTTTACACCACTTGACAAACATGTCACTTATACTACTTTCTTCAGGAACTAACCATTGTATGTCATATCTCTTAAACATTGCAGGAATCCCATCATCATTACTCTGATTCATAAGTTGGTTATTATCAAATCCTATTGGGAATGCTCTCTGATACAAAGTTATTATCTTTCCTTGATACTTAGTCTTTACTGTAACCACAGTTCTACAAGTACTAATCCCAAAATCTATTCCTAGACTACAAGGACTCTTATGCCATTCGTAATGGTCACTCATGGTTTTATCAAAATAGTTATTTATATCTTCAACTTCAAAGAAGCTACTCTGGACCACTGTAAATTCAGCTTCATACTCTTGTTTATAGAATGCTTCCTTACCTTGTCTTCTCAAGTTCTCTTTCTCTGCAAGGACCATGGCAACGTAAGTATCACTTTCTCTATTTATTTCCCATGTAAATTGTACTCTAAAAAAATCAGTTCCTATCTTATCATCTGGATCAAAGAGATTATAGAACAAACCACTCTGTCCAGCAGGGGTAGATGCTATACACATCTTACCACCACAATCAGCAAGGGTAGGTACACAAGTCAATGAATAGAAAGCATCTGGTTCTTCTTCTTTTGGATCTAAGTAAGCTATCTCATCTATGAATAAGAATGAGAATCCCCATCCCTTTACTTTCTTGGTAGGTGGAAATGATTTAATTACACTCTTGTTTACCCATGTAATCTGTTCAGCATTAGTAGGTTCAGTAAGTTTCTTTGAAAAATGGTTCTTCTCTTCATGTGGAGTGTTCTTGGTTATGTTGTACCATCTCAAGTCACCATCCCATATCAATCCTTTAGTAGCAGCTAATAACTTCTTTGCTGCATCATTCTCTTTAGATACTAACCCTGCAACAGTAAACTTCTCCATAGA